ATGGTTCAAGTGTAATTTGACTTTTAATTTTCAACGTGTATAATATGGATGTTAAATATTTAACATTTAATATGTATGGCTAGTGTCAGTATAAACAGAACAACGGGGAACCCCCGAAGCGATTGGTGAAAACCCAATGCCTACATTATATAAAAGAGCTAATGAACATTCAAGAATATGATTTGCAGTCGCATGAGATAGTCGCTTTGGCAAGAGCTAGCGAAATTGACTGTGCGAAAGTCATAATGAAGATAATAACGACTAAGAGAAACCGGCTCCGCATATTACATGAGGGGCGACCACCTGAAGAAGTGAACGCTCAAGTGGCGGTTGCTGAAACGGCACAGCTTAATATGCTTAATCAGCTTATTGAGTTGCCGGATTTGGCAAAACAGTTCATAAAATCAACAGAGGAGTAACGGCGATGAATAAATTCGGGAATCCCAGCGTGTTTCATGCAGATGTAAGGTGCGAGGCTAACGCAGTTCTCGCAGGTGCGACCAACATTACAGGCAGTCTTACGATTGTAGGCAGTTCGGTCATCAAGAAAATTGTGAAAACTGTAGGCGTTGCATCATTCACAGACGGCGGTTCAACCTCTGGAACGTATGCGCTGACAGATGCTATTCCAATCGGTGCGACTGTTCTTTGCTCCAAAGTCCGTGAAGTGACTGGATTTGCAGGGGATACTACCGCCGTAATGACAATTGGTGACGGCTCGGATGCAGACCGTTACAATACAAGCACAATCAATGTGTTTACAACTGCCGCTAATGGAGTCGCCACAGGCGTTCCGTCCGGCGTACAGTATCACGACACAGCCAAGTATCCGACTCTTACGGTTACAGGCGGAGCCGATTTCACATCCATTAAAAGTAATGGACTCGGTTCGGTCACAGTTGAAATTGACTACATAGCATAAGGATGCATGAGCGATAATTTGGTGGTGAAAACCTGACGTATAAATTACAGTCAAATTGGCGAGTAGCCACCGATTTTTACAAACAATAAAACAGGAGAGCATACAAAATGCCTATAGATGAAACAGTTGACAAAGGACAGACCGCAGGAGCAACCGCTTCCGACACCACTACAATCACCCCTACCAATGCAGAGCAGGTCGTAAAGGAACAAACTGCTTACGATGATGCCTTCGCACCCGAAAAACCAGTTAGCAAAGGAACCGATAAAAGCAAAGACGTTGTTATTCCCAAACCTAAATCTACAACTATAAAGGGCAAGAAAAATGAACCTGTTAAAAAGACTGCTGACGTGGTTGCTGACGACGTGGACGATAAAACTGATAAAGTCATTGCAGATGCCGACAAAGACAAAACAACCGAGAAAACCGCACAGCAGAAACTACAGGACAGGGCAGACAAAGCCGAAGGCAAACAGACTGCCGATGAAATCGCAAAAGTGCAAGCCGATAAAGTCAAAGCTGATGCACAGGCAAAAGTAGAAGCGGATAAGGTCGCACAGGAAAAAGCGAAGGAAGTCAAACCTCCGTTTAAACTCACTCCTGAAATCTCTAAAGAGTTTCACGATGATTTGGCTAATGACCCTGATATGAAGCAGTTTGCAAGCGATTATCCTGATGAATTTAAGGTTATCACTACTGCAATGATGAAGGGTGCTACCAAAGTATTTGAGAAAATGGGAATGGGTGGTGCTACTGCTCCTACTGGTGATTTTGTCAGTAAACAGGAAATACAGGATATTCGAGGCGAACTTGCACATTACAAATTCATGCAGGATGTTTCACGCAAGCATCCAGACGTGCAGGAAATAACAGGTTCTAAGGAATGGAACGAGTGGATTGACAAACAGCCGAATGGTGTTAAGAAACTTGCAAGTTCCAATGATGCTGATGATGCAGGATATGTCCTTGATGCCTACAAGGAAGCCACAGGTAAACTTTCCGCACAGCAGGAAGTTGAGAAGGCTCGTGCTACCAAGGCGAAAAAAGATGCCCTGCTTGAAGATGACGATGGTGCAGGTTCCGACAATTCAACCACTAAAACAGGTGAGGACAAAAATGATTTCGGAGCAGGATTCGACGAATAAACGTAACCATATACCTATGGTAAACGATTCCAAGTTCAAAGATTCCGCTATTACGGTTGACATGGGCGGTGAAATACGCTGTCCATGTAACCGCTTGCTTATGAAAGGTACTTTGGCAAAAGGAAGTGCCTTTGAAATCAAGTGTCCGAAATGCAGGGAAAAATATAAGTTTAAAATTATTTGAAAATATTTTTATTTTATCACTTGTTAAATATTTAACATTAGTGTATATTGTAATGAATTAGAGAAGAAACGAGTACGCCGAAGTCCATCGAGACTCTGTACTGGAAAATATAAAACCAATACAGGAGTAACGACGATGGCAATGACGACTTATGGTAGTATTTCTGGTGGAACCGCCGGAAAAGCCGCAAGAAAGATTCTCGACAGAGGTCAGTTCTTGATGGTGGTTGAACGTTTCGGGCAGGTTGACCCGCAACCCCGAAATTCCTCGAAAACCCGTAAATTCAGAAGGTATGAATCCCTTCTCCGTGCAATGGCTCCGTTGGCTGAAGGTATTCCGCCAGCCGGACAGAAACTCACGTTCTCCGACATTGAATGCACACTTGAGCAGTTTGGCGACTCTGTTCCCCTTACTGACGTGATTGCCGATACACATGAAGACCCCGTGCTTGACCAGATAATGAAGATTTGCGGTGAACAGATTGCTGAAACCGTTGAATGCCTTCGTATCAACTTCCTCAAAGCCGGAACCAACGTGTTCTATGCTAGCGGTGTTGCATCAAGGACACTTGTGTCATCTGCACCGACCCGTGGCGATTTCCGCAAAATCTACCGTTCGTTCAAACGGATGAAAGCGAAAGAAATCAGCGAGATAATCAAACCCAGCGGTATGATTTCCACTGAACCTGTACGTTCAGGTTATTTTGCAATGGGTCACACCGACCTTGATTCCGATATTCGTGGAATAGCAGGGTTCATACCTGCTGAAAATTATTCCAGTGCTGATAAGGCGCTTGAAGGTGAAATCGGGACAATCGAAGGTATCCGTATAATCCTTACGGCACTTTTTGAGCCGTGGCTTTCGGCTGGTGCTTCCGGTACGACCTATCTCGCTGGTGGAGTTGCCGTGACCGGAGCCGCCGCTTGCGACGTATATCCGTTGCTTGTAGTTGCCCGTGATGCGTATGCAATCGTACCCTTGCAGGGTAAAGAAGCTGTAAAACCTACTGTTATCAATCCCGGAACACCTTCCATCACAGACCCGAACGGTCAGATGGGCGTTGTTTCTTGGCTGACATGGCAGACTGGTTGCATCCTGAATCAGAACTGGGTTGCCCGTCTTGAATGCGCCGCAACTGCAAATCCGACGTAATTAATAACAACTAACGCATTTTTCAACAAGGATAGGTTCAGTTGATTCTGGCTTATCCTAATTTAAGGAGATAAGACAATGGGTAAACTTGTATCAGGACTGTTTAACGGCACAGGCGCGGCAAATTATGTTTGCATCGGCTTTGTTCCTGATTTCGTTAAAGTTATAGCTGTCGGAGATACGGCAGGCGCAAATCTTGAATGGAATAGAAATATGAGGCTTGCGGCTGAAATCGAAGGTATCCTTGATACCAACGGTGCAACTGCACTTGCCCCTGAAGTGATTACCGCAGGTATTTCACCTTATTATGGTGGCGACCTTATGACTTCCACAAATCAGACTTCGCTTGCCAATGGCGAAGGTGTCTATCTGTGGAGAGATTCCAGAGACTATCGTGCTTCTTCTTCCGCACTTGTAGGTGCAGGGGATGCGGTAGGCGGCGATCCGATTGCCAAATTCACAATGGACACAGTTGCTAACCGCACTGGTCATTTCAACGCCGATGTCGTTGGAACTTATATCGGTGCAGGAAGTAAAATTGTCATCGGTGGACGTGAGTTCATTATAACTGTACTTACAGCCGGAAACGGTATAAGTGCTGACGAAGTTACAATTTCAGCTCCTCTTAGTTCCGCACCTGCGGTACAGGCTGGCGTTATCGGGTATATCAGCAACAAGTTTGATTATGCTCCGGTTCCAATCGGCAAGTTGACTCCTGCCGGATTCAAACTTAGCATGACAACTGTTGTGAATGTAAACGACGAACTTCAGATGTTCGTTGCCGGAACTTACGACAACTAACTTGAAGGATGAAGATTGAGTATCATGCCCCTGCGATGGCATCAAAGGGGCTTTTTTAAACAATAAAATAGTAAATGGAGAATCAAGATGAGCCAAGAGCTTGCAAAGGATTCGCTGATTGTCAGCAAAGATGGAACCCCGTTCACAACCGAAAGACTCGCAAAACTATCAATTACAGGACGTAGGTTAGACCCGACCAAGTACACTATTGTTGGACATGAAGGTGGTTTTGCAATTAAACTGATTACCAAGCCGGATGAAATGCCAGTTGAGTTGAAGGATGAGAAGGGCGAAGTAGTTGACTTTGATAAGCCCAAAGAAGCGAATGTAGAAAAGTTTTTGAGAGTTCGTTTCCATGACAAGAGCAACCCGAATGATACCGACAGTGTGACTCTCGGAGTGAATGGTGAAATACTTATCGCACAGCGCAACGAGGAGACAATCATACCTGAACGTTATGCGGAATGTGCGAGACATGCGACTTATCCGGTTTTTAAACAGTTGCCGGGCGAACGCAGGAAAATTACAGGCAAAGTTATGACATTTCCGTTTGATGTCATAGGAGAAGCTACTAGAGAAGAATATATGGCTTTGAAGAAAGAAGGCACGAAAAAGACACAGGAGGCACTTGACCGCGCTTCCTTGTGATAAGGAGTCGAAATGCTTGAGAACATATCTGACCTTTATGATTTAGAGGGTGATGTACTGCTAGATGTACCCGGATGCCTTTCAATTACAATACAACGTGCGTTAACACGGGTTTGCAGGGAATTAATCTACAAGTCAAATATTTGGCAGGAGGACTTGCCAATATTGGATGTTGTACTGAAGCAGACTGATTATGCGATAAGCATACCCTACAATGCGACTATAAAGAATCTTACCGATATTAAGGTAAAACAGTCAATCGTTCAAGATTTCAACAATCTCCGTTCTACGCCACAGCGTTATTACGATTACATTCCCGAAAACATACTGCGGTATAAAAGTGAAGCAGTTGCACCACAACAGTCAATGGCACTAGGCATGAGGCTTTCTGCCATATTAATACCTAATTTTAACAGCAACGCCATTCCAAAGTGGATATTTGAACGATATGCTGAAGGGTTTATTGCAGGAGCGAAAGCGCAGTTGATGGTTTCACCTAAGAAACCATATAGTAATGGCGATTTGGCAGTATTCAATCAGAATAAGTATAACGAGTTCCTTACACGTGCCTGCAATGATGCCGAACGCCGTTTTCAGCCGCAAACCACAAGTATAGGAGCGTGACACAATGACGCTGTTAGATATTATCACTAATACTCGCAGGCTTATCAAGGATGATAGGGGTACGCCTCGTTTTGACACCCTTACACTTGTATCATGGTTGAATCTAGGTTTGAATGATTTACGTACCAAGCGACCTGATGCCGGTTTTGACATTAACCAAAACGGGATAACCTCGTATGTTTTAATAGACGATACTGACGGGTACTATCAGTACACGGATTCAAGCGGTTATCAATATCTTGCCTCCATGCAATTGATTGAAGGTTGGATTAAAACGACTTATCCCGTCCTTTACATGAAGGCTTCAAGCGCATCAAATATCAATATATTCCCTACTTCTGCCGATAGGACAGCAACTACTAATCTCATGGCTCATATAGCAGGGTGCGATACGGCAGGAATTAAAACATTGGCAGCTGATGCCGTAACGCTGGAAGGAACAGTCAGGCTTGCGAAAGCTGTGACCAGTGGGAACGTTTGGAATATCACGGCAACTGAAGCGAATATACCATGCGACGATACTTTCCATGAACCGCTTATGTATTATGTCGCATCCAAAGTATACGAACAGGACAGTGACGATACCGCAAATTCCGCACTTGCTGACAAATACTATAAAAAATATTTACAGGGGATACTTTCATGAGCAGGACAATAAAAACATACCTTGCACTTGATTTAGATACGAAAAAGGGTGTATGGACTGGTGCTGAACTAGTCTATGCTACGGTCTGCGATATTTATGTGTCTAATTATGGTTCTGCAACTGCAACTGATTTAGTGTTGGCTTTACATCACGGCAGTATACAGATTGCCACTTGCACGTTTACAGATAACAGTGATGGGTTTTTCAAGGGGTCGTTAGACCTTGATACGGTAGCATTGCAAGCCATTATGGAAACCATGGTAGAACCTGCCGATATGAAGTTTGTAGTAACTTTGCACGATACCACCAACGATTCATGTTTGCTAGATGATTATGCACAAGTAATGAGTGACCCGTATACAGGTAGGCAGGGTGTGCCAGTATCTGCAAGTGGAGTAAGTGTGGGCGGTTCTATAAGCAAAGCGTTATCGGGAACTACGTTTGATGCGCTGACGGTTGTCAGGAGCCACAGTGATTTCGCTCTTTATCCGCAAAACAGCAGTGATGCCACTTTAATGAGCTATACCGCAGGAATTGCGCTATCGGCTTCCACGGTGGGCGGTCAAAGTATATCTTTTGTTACCTCCGGTATTCTTACAAGCACGTCATGGACTTGGGCGAGAGGTAAAGTATTTTACACTAGCACTGGTGTACTTACGCAAACTGTACCCACAAGTGGATTCGTGCAATGTGTTGGATTTGCATATAGTGCAACCAGCATGACGGTTAAAATTGAAATACCAATAGGAATATAGGAGAATAACCATGTCAGCGAAGAAACCCTTATGCTTGTACAATGATGCAATCAAACAAATTCAATCCGGCGATGCGCTTGATGTTGAAATTGCAGGAATGAGTTTAGTAAAAGCGGATTCTACTGATTCTACAGCAGGATATTTGAGTGCAAAAGTTGACGGCGTTACTATAGAAGTGAACACATCCACGCACACGATGAACGTCAAATCAGACGTATATGATGCGTATGGCGCAACATCTACTCATTCAGCATTGCAGACGGGGATTCATGGTATTTCAATAACTGCCGGAAAAGTATTATCGTCCTTGAAAACAATAACCATTACAAGTGCTGATGATACGAGCGTAATCACGTTTCCTAGTGGAACTAAAACATTGGTTGCTACAGACGGAAATATCACAGGCAGTTCGGGTTCATGCACGGGTAATGCATCAACTGTCACTACCAATGCCAATCTTACTGGCGAAGTGATTTCTACTGGAAATGCAACTGCGATAACAAATTCAGCAGTACTTGGGAAAGTTATTACGGGATTTACCTCAACTCCCGGACTTGTACTTGCTACTGATACCATATTAGGGGCTATTCAAAAACTAAATGGAAATACCGCCGCAAGTGGAAGTGGAACT